CATGGCCGCTGGTGCTCGCATGCTCACCGGCCTGAACGGCAACGTCTCGATCCCGACTAAGGCCACTGCTTCGGCTGGTGGCTGGATCAGCACCGAAGGTGGTGCGGCTGGTGAAAGCGAGCCGACCTTCGGCGCGATCAGCATGTCGCCCAAGACGGTTGGTGCCTTCACCGACATGACCCGCCAGATGATCCTTCAGTCCTCGCTGGACGTTGAAGCTCTGGTGCGTGATGACCTGACGCAAGCTCTTGCGATTGCTATCGACAAGGGCGGTCTGGAAGGTTCGGGCAGCAGCGGTCAGCCGACCGGCATCCTGAACACTTCGGGCGTGAACACCGTCACGGCGTTCGCGGCTGCGGTTCCGACCTTTGCTGAAATGGTGTCGCTGGAAACGGCTGTTGCCGCTGACAACGCACTGCTTGGCAACCTGGCCTACATCACCGACGCAGCTACGGCTGGCGGTCTGAAGACCAAGGCCAAGGACGCTGGTTCGGGCATGTTCGTTCTTGAAGGCGGCGAAGCCAATGGCTACCCGGTAATCGTCTCGCAGCAGGCGACCGCTGGCAATGTCTACTTCGGCAACTTCAACGACCTGCTGATCGGCATGTGGGGCGGTCTCGACATCACTGTCGACCCCTACACCTCGTCGAACACCGGCACGGTGCGCATCGTGGCTCTCCAGAGCGTCGATGTGGGCGTTCGCCACGCTGTCTCGTTCGCTTACGGCAACGACGGCGCATAAGTCTGGTCGGGGGAGTCAGTTGGGTGGCTCCCCCGCCATTCTCAGGAGTAGATCATGCAATATAAGTGCATCCGTGGTGTGGTGACGAGCAATGGCTCGGTGGCGGTCGGTGATGTCATTGATTTGCCGGATTACGAAGCCAAGGTTCTGATGGCTCAGGGTAAGCTGGTGCCTCATCACGAAGAGGAAATCCGCACGACTGCCGTTGAGGAAGTGGTGACGCAAACGCCTCGCCGGGGGCGGAAGTCGCGTAATGGCGGTTGAAACAGCCACTGAACTCGCAATCTTCTTCGATGTCGATGACTTCGGCACCGCAGCCACTTACACGCCTGTGGGTGGCGCTGCCTTGACGGTCAACGGCATCTTCGACAATCCACAAGCCAGCCGCAATGCAACGGACTTGCTGGACATTACCATTCCCGCACCTCAGTTCGTCTGCCGCACCAGTGATGTCGCCAGCGTAGCTGAAGGCGACAGCCTGGTTGTGGGCGGCGTTTCATATATCATCAGAGTCACCCTGACCGATGGAACTGGCGTGACCACGCTGCTGCTGGAGAAGGTGTGATGGCTCACGTTCGTCAGCAGATCCGCGACAGGATTGCCACTCTGGTCACTGGGCTGACCACTACTGGCGCCAGCGTCTATAAGATGCGCCGCTATGCCTTGGACGATGCCAAGCTGCCTGCCTTGTGCGTTTACACTATGGACGAAAGCAGCAACCTGATCACTGTCGGCACCAGAACTCTCCGCCGTGTGATTAATGTCGCTGTGCAGGCTTTCATAAAGGGCAGCAGCACGGCAGTATCAGACACGCTGGACACCATCTGCGTTGAGGTCGAAGAAGCGATTGCCGCAGATTTCAGCCTGAACGGATTGGCTAAGTCTTGCATCCTGACTTCCACTGAGATCGACATCAATGTCGAGGGCGAGCAATCTGTCGCCACTGCATCGATGGTTTACAGTGTAGAATACATCACGCTCATCAATGATGTGGAGACCGCACGATGAAAATGATACCGCTCCATCATGGAGACACCAGCATTCTTGCACCAGAGACCGATGTGGAGTATCTACTCTCTATTGGCTGGAGCGAGAATAAACCGAAGGCCAAGCCCGCAAAGGCGAAGTCACAACCCGAAGAGCCGCAGGAGATTGATTGATGGCTACTCACACTGGCAGCGAGGGCACTGTAAAAGTGGGTGCCAATGCAATCGCTGAAATCCGTTCGTTCTCAATTGAAGAGACCGCAGATACTGTCGAGGACACCTCGATGGGCGACACTTATCGCACTCACAAGACCACGCTGAAGAGCTTCTCTGGCTCGGTGGATGTGTTCTGGGACGAAACCGACACGACGGGCCAGGGCGCCCTGACGGTTGGCTCGGAAGTCACGCTGAACTTCTATCCTGAAGGCTCAGTCTCTGGCGACACCTATCTTTCGGGAACCGCTATCGTGACCTCAAAGTCGGTCACGGGTTCTTTCGATGGCATGGTGGAATCGTCCATCAACGTGCAGGGAACTGGCGCTCTTACGACCACGACCGTATCGTAATAGTCTTTAGGGGATAGCATTATGAGCATTGCGGAACGTATCAAGGAGCGCATCCAGCGCCGTCGCAGTATTATGGTCGAGGAGTGGGGTGATGAAGACGCCCCACTCCCCGTCTACTTCGGGCCGCTGGTGGCGCGTGAACTGAACCAGATTCAGCGCAAGCATCCCAGCTTCCTGACTAATGCTGGCCTTGAGGGGATGGTCGATCTGATCATTATGAAGGCCGAGGATGGTGATGGGAAGAAACACTTCACGCTAGAGGACAAGCCGATCCTGATGCGTGAAGAGGTTCACATCATCTCCCGCGTTGCAGGCGAAATGCTGAGTGGCGCGGACAGTGTTGAGCAACATGAAAAAAACTGACCAACGATCCGCTAAGGTATAATCTGATCACCTTGGCGGATCGTCTTGGAAAGACAATCGAGGAAATTGAATTAATCACGATTGACGAGTATAACGAGTGGGTCGCTTATTTTCATGTGACTGAAGGAAAACAGAAGCGTGGCCCAGCAAAGTAAACTAGAGTTCATGATTGCCTCCCATGTGGAGGGCATGGAGCGCGTGGCACAGCTTGTTAAGCAAGTTGATACCCTAAGCGCAGAAATCAAACTTTTTAAGGCCGCGACCGCATCCGCACGAGAAGCGGGTGATAAACTAAATAAAACCCTAGGATCTACTGCCGCCGCTATTCGTCAGCAAGGCGCTGCGGCGGACTCCCTTCGTGCCCGACTTGATCCCATGTTCGTCGCCCAGAAGCGTTTCAATGACGAGATGGATGAGGCCGATAGATTGTTGGATGCCGGTGTTATTTCCTTGAGGGAATATACTGCCGCACAGAATGCGGCTCGGCAATCCCTCAAGAGCGCCGCTGATGCGATCCACAGTAATAATAAAGCAACTCAAAATGGAACCAATATCTTGGACCCGGCATCCAAGGCACTTCGACGCCAGCGCCAAGGCTTGCAGCAAGTCGGAATGCAGATCAATGACTTCGCCACCAGCGTTAGCACTGGCGCTAGTTTAACAACCGCATTCAATCAACAGATTGGTCAGCTGGGATACGCCTTGTCGATCATGGGTGATGCCCAGGGAGAGGCCACAACCAAGTTCCAGAAATTTGGGCAATTCCTTGCTGGACCTTGGGGGGCCGCTGTAACTGTCGCGATCATGCTTGTGGGGCAAATGATTTCCAGCACCCAAAAGCAGGAAGAGAAGATAACCTCACTCGACCAGACATTCAATTTCCATAAGATGAGTGTCAAAGGTCTGACGGAAGTTAATAACCTACTAGCTGAATCACAAAGAGATGTTGAGCGGACTGCTATTGGTTCCAAGAATGCAATGCTCGCAGCCGCTCAAGCCAATTTAACCAACGCCAAGGCTGCATTGGCTGCTGCGGAAGCTGAGTCCGCCAAACAATTTGAGATGCAGCGCAACTTGACCGCTGCGGTCAGTAAATCTATTGGCCGCGAAATCGCAGCGCCAGTTGATCCCTTTAGGGCAAGCCGCTTCAAAGAATTGAGGCAAATCATTGAGGGGTATGCTGGAGAAGTCGAAGGGGCCAAGGCATCTCTATTCGCAATGACGGTAGGCATGTCTGCCGCAGAAAGGCGCGTTGAGCATTTTCAGACTCGTTTGGGGCAATTAACGGAAACCGCCCGGAAACTGGGTTTTGCTGCCGTCAAAGATGAAATAGAATTGACCGTTGCCGCGCTGGCAAAAGCCGAGGAGTCGACAAAGAAAAGCGGTGGGGGCGCCAAGGAAACGGATAGACTAAAAGAATCTCTTGCACTGGTCGGCAATGCTGCGGAACGTTTGTTCAATTTGTTCGAGGCTGGACTAATAACCAGCGAAGACTTTAAGACTCAAATGCTGGACCTTAAGAATGAGACGCGTGCTCTTAACCGTGAATTCATGAGCGGGGAAGATATTCTTTCCGCATATTCAAAACATTTCGAAGAATCTGCCGATGCTGCGCGTAAGGCCAAGGAAAGTCTTGATCAGACGTTTGGAAAAACAAAGCCTTTGGAAATAACAAAATTAGATACGAAGGAATTGATTGATACGCCAAAGAACCTACAAAAGATCATCGACAAAAACAAAGAAATCGAAACATCCTTTGAGAGCATTGGTTATGCAGTTTCCGATGCATTCAAGGGCATGATTACCGGCGCACAGGGCTGGAAGAGCGCCATGAGTGGAATCATTCAGGCGGTGATTGATGAATTGTGGCGGCTGTTCGTTGTGCAGCAGATTGTTGGATTTATAAAGGGGGCGCTGATGGGTGCCTTTGGTGGTGGGGGCGGTGGGCCAACCAATTTGCTTGAAGGAACGCCTTATGACGGAATGGCGACAGGCGGTTATCCCCAGATGAACAAGCCTGTTCTTGTCGGTGAGCGCGGCCCCGAATTATTCGTGCCGACATCATCGGGCAAGATCATCCCGAATCACCAGTTGAGCGGTGGCGGCGGCGGAATGATCATCAATGTCGATGCTCGTGGATCGGCTGACCCTGAAGCGGTTCGCCAGCAAGTTCAGCAGGGCATCTTGGAAGCCGCGCCGAGCATTGTGGCTGCTGCCCAGAACCGCACTATTGAGGCGATCCGCAGGCCCAGATTGGCAGGAACCTTGTAATGGCGACTATAACCTTTCCTAGCAGTCCGAAACCCTCTGGCATGCAGTGGAAGCTGGTTATGCCAGCCCAGACCAACGTCAGCGGCTGGACCGGCGGCAGGCAGACCCTCGCTTCCAATCGTGGCTGGTGGGAGTGCCAATTGACGCTGCCACCCTTGGTTGGTCGTGATGCGGTCAATCCTTGGCGTTCGTTCGTTGCCCAAGCCAGGGGTAGCGCAAATGACTTCCAGGTGCCGGTGGACGCGACTGCACAGTCGGCATTGGCGAATACGGTATTGGTCAACGGTGCGGGGCAGACGGGTCGTAGTCTGGTGACAGATGGCTGGCCCGCATCGACCACCATCTTGTCGGCGGGCGAGTTCGTGACGGTCGGCAATCAGTTGCTGCAACTGACGGCTGATGTCACCTCAGATGGCTCTGGCAATGCCACGATCAGTTTCGAACCGCCAATCCGCAGCGCGCCAGCGGATAACGCGCAGATCGAGTATAAGAATCCTTATGCCTTGATGTATTGCGTAGAGGAGCCAGCCTTGAGCGTGAGTGTGGGCGATGTCTACATGCTCTCGCTCAATCTTCGTGAGTCGTTCTAATGGTTGACGCCACAACTCAAGCGGCACTTGAAGCACCGATACTGTATTGGCGCATGCTGATTTATGCCGATTTTGATGGCGATGTCTTGCGTGCAACTTCGGGCATTTACAATAAGGTGATCTCTGGATCTGGCGACAGTGAGCTGGACGGCACCTATGATAGCATTGATCACAATCTGATTGAGGTTTCGCCGGTCAAGCACAACGAAGGCGGCTCGGATACGGTGGCGGTGTCGCTGAGTGGCATTCTGGCTGGCACCGAGTATGTGCAAGATAGACAGAGCGCCCCGATACAAGAGCGTGATGGAGACTATATTCGCATTAGGGGGTCATCACTGCTCAATCTGTTGGGTGATGTGACGCGGTGGCAGGGACGAGCGGCTCGCCTGTGGTTTTACTGCGTGGACGAAAATGAGACCCAAGTCGGTCAGATCATTCCCTATTATACCGGCTACATGAACGATATTAAGATCAGTGGCGCTCCATCCTCGCAGACCATCACCCTGACCATTGAGAATTATATCGTCACGCTGGCTGGGGCGTCGAATAAGAACTATTTGATGCAGAGCGAATATGATAGTGGTGACAATAGCGCAGCCGCCACGATTGCTGCGGCAAACGGCTTGACGGGCGGCGTAATAGGTGGGAGCGAGGGTGGTGGCGGAATGCCTGGCGACATCAATCCGACAAGGGAATATGCGCGATGAGCCGGATCAGCACTTGGGAAACTGCGCTGGCTGATTACATCGCCAGCAAGCGAAACGAGCCGTTTGAGTATGGCTCGCACGATTGCTGCACCTTCATCTCTGGCGCGGTCGAGGCCATGACCGGCACCGATCCGATGGCGGAATTTCGTGGTCAATATGACAGCCTGAAAACCAGCATCAAGGCTTTGCGCGAGATTGGCGAGGGCGATCTTGAAAAGACCTTGGACGCCAAGTTTGAGGCCATTCCGATAGGGTTCGCACAGCGAGGTGATCTCGCCTTCTTTGATGACTGCGTTGGTATTGTGGCCGGTGCCTTCGCCTGGTTCGTGAGCGACGATGGCTTAGAGCGCGTGGAACGCTCCATGTGGGACAAGGCATGGAGGGTTGGCCGTGGGTAAGGTTGTAAAGGCACTTGCGGGTGTCGCGCTGATGGTCGCGGCGGTCGCTTTGGCCCCCATCATCGGTCCCACTTTTGCTGGCATGATTTTTACTGCCGGGCTTACTATGACTGCATCTAGTCTAATGCCCACACCCAAGATCCCCAAGTCGCAGCTATCGCGGCTGAACGTATCTTTGGACCCAAACACACCACGCAAGGCAGTCTTGGGCACGACCGCCATGCCGCTCGATTTGCGCTATCACGAAGCCAGTGGAACGGATCAGGAATATATCGATTATATCATCTGCGTGGCAGCGCATAAGGTCGCCAGCATCGATGAAATCTATTTCGAAGAGAAACTGGCGTGGTCTTCTGGGTCTGGAGTGGCATCAAGATATAGCGGCTATCTAACGGTCGCGATCCGCACCGAAGGAACAGATGCCAACTATATCACGATTAACGGCGGAAGCCGCTGGGGCAGCGATGACCGCCTGACCGGCTGCGCCTATGTCCACTTCCGCATCAAGCGGACTGGCAACAGCAAGAAGACCGAAAGTCCATTGGTGCAGGGCTTGCCGTCGCGTGTTACCATCATTGGCGAGGGCGCCCCGCTTTACGATCCGCGTCTCGATAGCACCGTGCCCGGTGGCAGTGGATCTCATCGCGCAGACGATCAATCGACTTGGGGCGCCTATGCCGGGGCGGATGATTTCGACAATCCTGCGCTGCAACTCTTGTGGATGCTCTTGGGCTGGGAAATTAATAGCAAGCTCTCGATTGGGGCCGGTGTTCCGCCAGAGCGCATTGATCTGGAGTCGTTCATCACCGCAGCCAATATCTGCGACGAGAACGTGACCCTTGCCATTGGCGGCACTCAAAAGCGTTACAGAACCAGTGGCACGTTCTCGGACAGCGACAGCCGCATGGACATCATCGATTCCTTCTTGGCCTGCATGAACGGGACGCTGCGTGACAATGGCGGCAAGCTTTCGCTGTCCGTCATCAAGAACGATCTTGCTGACATTGTGTTGGATTTTCATGATGACGATATTCTGGGCGAGTTCCAGTGGGATCAGACCGGCGGCGGACTGAGCCAGAACCACAATGTCGCTCGTGGTCGCTATATCGACCCATCGACAAACAGCCTCTACCAGATGGTTGAATATCCGCATGTCTCGCTATCGTCGCCTGATGGTATCGAGCGCGTAATGTCGCTGGACTTCCCATTTGTGGAAGATGGCCGCAGGGCACAAAGACTCGCCAAGCAGATCCTTCAGCGCAATCAGTTCAGGGGGCAATTGACCGCTGAGTTTACCGCCAAAGCCCTCGGCTGCGATGTTGGCGATATTGTCACCGTCTCGATGTCGGCCCTTGGGTTCAATGATAAGCTGTTCCGCGTCATATCGAAGGAAATCCGCCCAGATGGTCGCGTCCCCTTGTCGCTGCTGGAAGAAAGCTCGTTGATCTATCAGTGGGATGCCGAGGATAGCGCGCCGGTCGTGCCGGTAACGCCCGTGATTTACGATCCTCTGCTGAATATGATCACCCAAGGTGACGAAGAATCGGCCACCACAGCCAACTGGTCTGGGATTGTTAATGATAATGGTGGGCTTCCAGAGGATAATGCTGATGTCACGGCCAATCAGCAGATCACCTTCAGCCAGCCCGCCCCGTTTGACGTTCAGGCTGACAGCGCGGGCGTAACCACAACGGATCTCTCACTGGTGACGCGCTCGATTACCACTTACAAGGGCAGCGTGGCGCAGACCAGTGGCGTGACCGTGGGAACCACTTCGGCCAGCCCATCAGCGGCGATCACAATCGCTTCGGCCAGCGTGTCGAGCGGCGTTGTGACGGTCACATTGAGCAAGGCCGATGCGGCTGGTTATGTGACCATTCCGATTGTTTACGCAAGCAAGACTTACAACCAGACGATTGTGGTCAACCGCACAGTTGCCGCGCCTGTTTCTGGCGGCGGTGGCGGAACCACCTCGTTTATCGATGGAATCTGGGACAACATAAATAGCACGACTTATACGCAAGTTACTGATGTTGGGGCGCAGATTGATTCCGATGCCAGCGGACATCTAAAGTTCAGCGCCCAATCATTGTATTGGGGCGGCGTGGCGGTCATCAAGGCGCAGTATTCAACCGACGGCTCTTCGTGGTCTGATGTGACGGGCAGCGAAACAACAGGGAGCGCCCCCATCACCACGCCTGGCGAAGAAGAGCCGGGTTATGTTGATTTCAACGTCACGATCACCAGCCTGTCCGCATCGACCAATTACTATGTGCGGCTGGTGGCGAAGAGAACTACTGGGACAACAACCTTGAGTTGGTCTTTGCCAAACTTCACTGTGCAGCAACCATAAGGTAAACTCTGGAACACTCTTCTCAAAAATGATAGGGAAGCAAGCATGACCACTTATGATCGTGACAACTACTCAAGCGGGGCCGACACCTTCGGCTTTGACGGTGCTGAGATTTCCTTGGCTGGCGGTGATTATACCGTGTCGGATGAGGTCAAGGCGATTGTCTTGGTTTCGGCTGGCAATGTTGTTTTCCGTGCTGTTGATGGCACCAGCGACATCACCATGACGGGCTTGCCTGCTGGCTACATCATCCCTTGGCATTGCAGCGTGGTTCGTCAAACTGGCACCAGCGCAACGCTTGCGACGTTGATTGGCCGGGCCTGATGTTGGACATCAGCCCTCTGAATGTTGCGGTATCACGAAGTGCATTCGATGCTGTAGCATTTACGCAGAAAATCATTTATTACATTCTTGGTCGAGACAATACTGCAACCTTGGACAGATTGGGCGCAGTAGTGGAAACCCGCGAGGCATAAGATGGCATTTATCTACGACCTGACCGACACTTGGAACGCTGGGGGCACGACCTTCAACGCAATCAAGATGAATGTAACCGACACGGCTTCTGCGGCTGCGTCGAAGCTGATTACTGTGCAGGTGAGCGGCAGTGAGAAGTTCTCGGTCAAGAAAGATGGTGTCGGGTATTTCAGCGGTAATGTAGGAATCGGCACGAGTTCGCCTGCTCAAAAGCTGCACGTTTCTGGTGGCGGCGTTATTATTACTGGTGACGTTTCTAGCTACAACATAGATGCCCTTTTGTTTGGATACGACGGCTCCAATGCGAACATTGCCGTGGGCGGAACTAGCGGTGCAAGCAGGGGGATGACGTTTAGCACCGTTTCTGGTGGTGTTGAGGGCGAACGCATGCGTATAACATCCTCAGGCTCCGTAGGGATCGGCACGAGTTCGCCTAGTGCGAAGCTAGATGTTGCGGGAACGTATGCTGCGCGGTTCGCTGGAAGCAGCGTTTACATGGACCTGGTGGGTGACGATGCCACAGTGCGGCTACAATCTAGCGGTCTTGTTCCTCATTTTGGAACAGTAGGTAGCCATTCGTTAGCGTTCCGCACCAACTCAGCCGAACGCATGCGCATCGACGCCAGCGGCAACGTAGGTATCGGCACGAGTTCGCCTGCTACAAGGCTTGAGGTATCTGACGGTAGTTATCGCAACCAACTAACTGTTCACCGACCAGTAGGAACCGGCGGCACGACAATGGGCGCGCTCGCGTTTGCGGGG